CAAGCAAAACTTTCGCGGTGGTCGAACCCGACGTTGCCGACACTCCGAAAGGATTGTCGAAAAAGATGTCGAGATCGTCGCTAAGAAAGTCAGCCAGCGCCATCAGTCTTTGCCTTACGAGTTCGTTTTGGCTTGGGCTCTTCAGCCGCAGCCTCAACAGCTTTGCCCATGCTGATCAGCAGAGCGCCGTCTTTGTCTGAAACGTCATAAGTCTGGCCAGCCTCAAGGGCTTTGCCAGATGCCATAACGCCTCGTGTGACTGTGATTTTCATAAGAAAAAAAGGGGCCGTTGCCGGCCCCCTCCTCAGAATCAGGCGTCAACGTCTTCGATAGACGCGAACGATTGAGCGTGGCGAACAGCAACGTCGAAGGTGACGATGCCGCGAACAGAGGTCAGCGCCTTAGCGAAGTCATCGCTGTCTTCGCCAACAACGATTTCAAGACCGTTGCCGTAGAAGCCAACCATGGCCTGACTGAAGTCACCAGCAACCACAGCCGACAGACCCGTTCCAGTGCCCTTGGTCAGGTTGGAAGGAACTGCGTTGGTGGTGGCGATGGGATAGCCGTTAAGAGTCAGCGGAGTCGGGCCGCGACCGATGGCCTGCAGATCAGAGTTGAACAGGAAGGAACCGTCGGTGGTGGTGGAACCACCAGCACGCAGTTTCTTCAGAGCACCCATCACCTTGGCATTGGTGACATAAGCCATGGCGTTGCCGACCACAGCGTTGTCTTGGGTGATTTCGGTCTCCAGGTCAACAATGGATTCCATGGTAATTGCACCACCATTGGTTCCGATTGCCACAGAGCCGATGCCGCTGGTGTTGCGGATACCGGTGGGCTGGCCGGAGGAACCGGAGCCGTTCAGCACTGCAGCGTCCAGAGCAGCCAGGATGCCGTCGGTCAGGTCAGTACGGACCAGACCTTCGATGCCAGGGGTGCCTTGCAGCAGGGTTTGACGGCTGTACTTGGACAAGCTGGCCAGGTTCTTAGGCGACATAGTCACCTGATCGAACGTGGACTCAGACTGCGTGATGGCGGTGGTTTCAGTGCTCAGGTAGTAGGTGGAAGCAACACCAGAGCGGCGAGGAATTGCCACATCACCGACAAGGCCGGTCATGGTGCGAACGCCCAGGCCCATCACAGGGGATGCGTTCCGCAGTGCCTCGATGAAATCATCGGCCAGCAGATCAGTAGCAACCAAGTTGCCGCCAGTGGTAGCACCAGAGGTCACATAGGTGGCGCGGGTCAGTGCGCTGAACGGAACGTAGAAAGAACGCTCAGAGCTGGCGGTCAGGCCAGAACCACGCATAACTTCCTGGCTCAGTTCGCGGACCAGGCCGGCACCGCGTGAGGACCAGTCACCGGTGACCATGGCGCGAATGCCATCAGCAATCTGATAGTCACTGTGATCACGCTGCTCAAGCTCAACAGGCTTGACGGTTTCAACAGGCTTAGCGCCGAGCTTTTCAAGAACGGCAGCGCGGGCCTCATCAATAGAGCGGCCACCCTCAATGAGTTGCCGGCCCATGTCTTCGAGATCGTGCTTAGAGCACAGGGCAGAAATGCTAGCGATGCGGGAACGCTCAGCCTCAGCGGCTTCGGCCCGCACCTGCTGCAGATCAGGTGCAGTGTTTTCCATTGCAGGAACAGATGGGATAGGTGCTGCCGAGGCAGCTTTTGCAGGTTCGGAGTCCACTAAGGAACGGCCGATCCCAACCCCCGGATCAGCGGGGATTGAAACAACCGAAACCTCATAGGGCCTCCAAGATGTGGCGACAAAGTCACCACCTTCTCGCTCCTCCATTTTGTCAATGGAGTAGCCAAAGGAGACATTTCGGAGAATGCCATCCTTCACATCACTCAGCACTTGCTGAGCGAAATCGTTGCGGCTAAACCGCACTTGCGTGTAACCCCGACGTTTCTTTTCGTCGATGTAGGCACGCTCCACAACACCGATCACACGATCAGGGTCATGGTTGAACAACAGCGGTGCGCTGTCATTCAACCGGTCAAGATCTGCTGCGCCTTTTTCGTGGCTCAGAACTTCGCTACCAAAGTAACGCTCAACCGGAAACTCAGAGGAGAACGGGAACTGATAAGTGCGCTCCTCAACCTCATCAAAGGTTGTGGTCTCGCTGCGCTTGTAGTTCTTGCCCTCAAGCCAACGCAGTGCAGGAATCTTCGTCAGCGTTGAGAACCGATGACCCACCTTGGTGTCAGTCGGCTCGTATTCACCATCCTCCTCGCGATAGACAGTGATCAGGGCTGCAGGATCATCGGCATCACCGTTGATCGTGAACTCTGAATCAGGCACGTTGATCGAGCCGTCACGTTCAATGCGGTCAATCTTGCCGCGAGCAGTTCCGCCGCTTGCACTCCAGCTGACGAAATCGCCAACTTTTAGGCCGTCAGGTTCAGCCCTATTCGTGTCCATGCTTCTATCACGAATTTCTTTGATTCTATCTGCTTTACCGCTACTCCACCTCATTCCTGCGTCTCCTCCCCACGCTGCCCATGCAACCCTGCCAGCTGAGGGATAGCCATCCTCTCCTGATGAAAAACCCTCGCCTTGTTTGTCTACTTCATGGCGTGCAAACCATGCGTTCATAGCAACTACAACATCAGGGCTCAACTCATCACCGCTAAGGATCTGCGTGGCCCTGCGTGCTGCAACTTCAGTACCACCAGCCTCGCCATCAGCTTTCCAGTCGCGATAACGCTGCGCCTCTTCCTTCATGCCCTCTGTGGGCATCAGGTCAATCTCAACGCCCTCAACCTTCGCCATCTTCTGTCACCTCAGGCTCAGGTTGCGGTTGCTGTGGCTGTTCCTCTTGTTCCTCGCCAGGTCGCTCGGTGTCAGAGAACGCAGGGGCTGCACCAATGCCCAGACCAGCTTGCGCGCCACCGCCACCATTGACCTCACTTGGATCAGTGTCAAGGACGATGTTCATTTCATCGAGCATCGCCAGCTCAGCTTGACGTTGCTTAAGCAGATCATCAAGGTCACCACCTTGCTCTGCCACAACATCAGACAACGTCTTAAATCCACAGCGCACTGCGTCTTTATACGCCGCCACCTCTTTCTGCGGATCAACGTAGCCATAAGCCCGTGGACACCACTTGACCATGCGGAAACGGTCAGGGTTGGCCTCATAAGCAGGCAGGTCAAGAGCGCCGCCCATCACCGCCATCTCAAGCCACATGTTGAAAACTGGCTGGTGGAAGTTCTCGATCAGAAAACGTTGAATGGCGCGCCAGTTGTCCCGCGTTTCCAGCAACTCAAGGCGTGAGCTGCTGTAGTTCGACTGGCTGAAGTCAGATGACACTTGCGTGTAAGAACATCCAAGACCAGCAGCGACAGCACGCAGCATCGCGCGCGTAAACGGCTCAAACTGCCCGTCAGGTGCATCCAACTGGGGCACAGTGACTGACTCACCGGGCTGCAGATACTTAAAGACGCCAGGCGCAAACGAATCAACGCGGTCACCGTCATAGACCTCTTCAGCAGTGCCCAGCTCACCCTCAGTTGTGGTGATAAAGCCCATTAGGCTGCTCGATGCACGAGCCCGGATGACCTCTGCTTCCTCATAACCAGCAAGGTGATGCAAACGCTTGATTGCTGATGCAAACCACGTCACGCCACGAGTTTGACCTGGGCGTTCTTGGATGTAGAGGTGCAGCACCTCATCAGCCGACAGCATCAGATGCCGCTTTGCTGTTGTGCCGCTAAACGGTGCATCGCCAGGATGCTTCTGCAAAAACGCATAGCGAACAGCGCGGCCAAACTTATCGACCTCAACGCCCATGCGCCATTCATTGCCATTGGCGCTGGCCTTGCCCGTATAAGTCTCGTCCAACTGGTCTGATTCAAAAAGCTGCAGAGCAAATGGAATCTGACTGCCGCCAAACGGACGACGAATCACCCTGACGAACACCTCGCCGGATTCGCACATCGCGCCGACGATCATCCGCTCGATGTCGGCAAAGCAGAGGCGACCAGCAACGTCGCAATAGCTCTTATATCCCCAATACTTCCAAGCCTTCTCAATCCTGTTGTTCAGGTCTTCATCAAGCCGGCCGCCACGTTGCATCAGCACCTGGGCCTGCAACTTGATGCCTGTGCCAATGACGTTGTTCATCACGGCGCGCTTAGCTTGGCGCGCGTAATCAGAATCCCGCACCAACTGACGTGCGCGGTTGCGCAACCTGGCAAGGCTGCCATGCACCTCAGCGTCAGCACTTGTCCCGCCAGTTACCCAGCTAGACGTCAGCCGACTCATCGTCGCGCCTTCATACTGACGCCGCCTGGGACGGCGTGGCTCATAACCCAGAGCCCGAAAGAGTCGAGTTGCGAGGCTCATCAGAAACGAACAAAGAGGTTGAAGGGATCGCCCTTGCCATTGGCAATCAGCGCGGCACGGCGTTCACGCTGCACCTCAAACTTGAGCTTAGATTCCAAAGCAATGAGATCCGCCATTTCGTAGCGAGTCAAATTGCGCCCAGCAATGCTGTAGCTCTTAACAGCGTTGCCGTTAGCAATATCTCTAATTGCTTTTTGAACAGCAGCAAGATCTTTTTCAGCCTGTGTACGGTCGTCAAAAGCAGCTGGCGTTCCGCTGTAATCCAAGCCAGCCAGCACTTCAATCCGGCCACTAGCCAGGGTTACTGCCTCGCTGCTTTTGGTCGCAATCGCTTGCCAAAACCAACTCCCTGCATCAAAACCATCCGAATCAGACGCGCTGATTGTGAACTCCCAGCCCGTACCAAATGCAGTTCCTGCAACAGTGTGACCTTCGCTGTTGATATTGGTTCTAAAGTAATAAGTCAGCGTGTAATCACTGCTAGTGATTGAGTTGCCGAGGTTATCCCTGCTCGCATCATGACGCCATTTGATCGTGTCGCCTGCCCTGATTTGGTCCGGTAACTGAGTCACGGTCTTACCAGTTGTTGACGAACGACGGCTCGGCTGGCTTTGCCTTTGCTTCCTTTGATCTTAGCGGCTGCTCCAAGCGCTTTTCCAGTTGATCCCAAATAGTCCTGCGATCAAACTTGCGATACATCAGCTGAAACACTGCATACGAATAACAAAGGGTGTCCAAGCTTTCATTGCGCTTGCCAGGCTTCAACACCCACACCCGTTCTGGAAAACCATTGCGGAACTTGATCGCCTGTTTCTCGGCGGTCAACATCTCGAAGTATTCCTGGCCCGTAGTGGCGTGAAAATGCAAGTAACCGTCGCCAGGCTCAGCGTGACGCAGACGGCCCATCAACGTGTTTTTGCAAGTGTCAGTGCCGATGCCATACAGCACCGCGCCTTTCTTAATCGCCTTGCCCCGTGAGTTGATGTCAACGCGCGACGGCTTGCCAATCGCTGGCTTGTTCCGCTGACTCAAACCCTTGATGGCAATAACACCATGGGCCTTGCGTTCTCTTGCGTATTGATACACCTCGCTGGTCGCCATACCGCCAGAGTCAACAGCGGTGAAGTCAGCCTTAAGACTGCCGCCCAGCTCATGCGGCCATTTGCGCATCACAAATTGATCCAGCTGTTTCCACACCGCAGCCTGCGTCGGATCGCCTGCAATCTCTTGGTATTGAATCAGCCAGGCTTCCTCGTTACGGCCCCAGCCCCACACGCTCACCGCCAAACGTTCGTTCAGCGTTCCGCCGCCACCCTGAACGTCAACGCCGATCGTCACTGACAACACGCCGGCCGGCAGCGTGCCCTCCTCATAGTCCTCACAACGTTCCAACAACACGTCGGCGCTCATCGCGCTCGCATAGTCATCAGAGAACGTCTCACCCAGCGTCGTGTTGATCCACACCCGCAACGCCTCAGGGTTTGACTTGGCCTCTAAAAATTCAGCAACAAGATCAGCCCACCGAGCATTGGGGCTATAGCTATATGCCGCCCAGATGTGAAAACCAGCGTGCTTGCCGTTGCCCGGCGCAGTAGCTCGCCATTCGCCGCGCTCAACCATCCAGCGTTTCTTGCTATGCGGAATCAACGTGCCGCAGCTCTCGCACGCATAAGCCGCCGTCTCCGGATCGTTGTTAATCCACTTGATGTTCGCCCACTTCAGGTACTGCATGTGCCCGCAGTCAGGACAAGGGACGTAATACC